GCCAACTGCCAGGTCACGGTAGACCCGTTCAGGTTGCCGAGCGCGAGCAGGCCCACTTCCTCGGTCCACTGCACGGTCGAGTCGAAGCGCGGGGCAACCTTCGTCTCACTGTGGTGAACGGTGCCGGAGTGGCCAACCTTGGCCTCGTTCTCGATGGAGCCGGGCTCCAGCGTGACCGATCCCGTGGTGCTGTAAGTGTTCCCGTCAATCGAGAACGAAAGGAAACCGCCGATGCGTGACATATGGTGCTCCTAACTGGTGGCGAAGCGGAAAGAGTTGAGGGCGGCCACGATGAGCAGGCTGCCGCTGATACGGACGGGCAGGTACGCGTCCACGCGGTTGGCGTTGCCAACGGTGCGGGTCACGGTCATCTCGGACTGGAAGCCCGCGAGGTCTTCGCAGATTCCGCGCCGGACCCAGTCGATGTAGAGCCCGCCGATGTAGCCCTTGATGATCGACGGGTCGACCATGGAGCCGTCAGGCGTGACACCAGCCGGGACCTCGTCAACGAGGATGGAGCGCGGGAACGTGCCCTCGAGACCGCTGACGAGTTCGCGGTTGACGACGGTGAGCTTGGCCAGCGTCGAGTAGTCCAGGTAAGACTCGTCGGCGTTGCCCAGGGCGTTCGTCAAGTAGGACGTGATCAGCCGCTGAATATGCACGCCTCCGCTCGGGCTGTAGTAGACCGTGGCGATCCCGTCGTCGAGAAGCGTCTCGCGCTCCACGTCGTTGAACTGGTCGCCGTTGGCGGGGGCCATACAGCCCTCTGCCTTCAGGCCCCTGTAGGGGCGCGCAGGGTTTGCCATGTTGGCGGTCGCGACGGCGCCCATGACGCCAGCGCCTAGCACCCACGACGGGGTCAGGCTCTTCGGGTCGAAGTTGCCGCCGCCCGTGTCGTTCTCGCCCTCGATGCCAAACACGGTCAGGTGCTGGTCGTCGAGCAGCGCGCCATAGGTCGTCAGCTCGGACTGCGTGCCCTGGTACGCCGTGAAGGCGTGGCCGTACTTCTTGACGTTCCAGGCCCAGCGGCCCGTCGTGTCGTTGAGCGCTGCGGTGAGCAGGCCGAGGTTGGTCGTGTCGTTGATGCCGCAGTCGATCCAGTCAAACTCGGTGTTGCCCATGGCGCTGATCGCGTTGGCGATGCTGATGGTTCCAGCTCCGGCTGCGAGTTCGCCCATGTTGTCCGTCTTCGCGATGGAGATACCGCTCGGCATCGCCTCGCCGCCAGCGGCGCCCCTGACGTTGTAGTCAAGGCGGATGTCGTGAGACCACACTCCGCTATACTTGGCCGACCACGTCAGCACCCCCAGCGCGCCGGATGCCGTTACCAGCGAATTGCTAGCGACAACTGCCGACGCTATCGACGCTGCAACTGCCGTCTGGTCGTCGCCCTCGGCCACGTCGACGGCAAGCCTATCCTCGGCCCTGTCACCGACGTACACATAGAACGTTCCAGCAGCGGTGGCTGTTCCGGTCACTGTCCATTTTCCGGTGGCGATGTTTCCACCGGCCACATCGACGCCAATGGCGTACAGCGCCCCGGACGGTGCCGACTGTCGATAACGCTCGATCTGAAGGTATACTGGAGTGTCCACCGCAAACAGTCTCGCCGCCTCGCTGAGGCTCGTGACCTCATAGAGAGTGTCAACTGCCGCTGCTCCAGCCGATGCCTTATAGAGCCCGATGATCAGCGCGTTCTGGCTGACGGCTCCAGACGTGGCCTGGCTGTTGTCCGTCTCGACGTAGGCGCCCGGTGTCTTGACGCTAGTTCCGATGTTGCTGAAAGCGACCATGGCCTAGCCCTCCTTCTTCTTCGCCGCTGAAGCAGGCTTGACCTCGATGAGGTCGCCAGCACGGAGGCGCCTGTTGATGTAGTCGGTCTTCACGACTTCCTGCGGACCCTCGACGAAATACGTCTTGCGACTGCGGGTGATGTCGCGGACCTTCAGGCCCTTGCGCGGCTGGACCCAAATCTTGTTGATCACGGTGTGCCTCCTGTCAGCGTGGAGATCGTCTCGACGTCCTGAGCGGTGCCGCTCTCGTCGATGTCCACGGTGCTGTATACTTCAGTGAGCGGGTCGCCTACGCGGATCTCCTCGATCTGGAAGTCCTGGCGCATGTCAATCGTGATCAGCGAGATCACGCGGTACTTGTCCGAGCCCTTGTCCAGCTGCGAGTTCACGGAGATGGACTGCTGCGGGTGGAACTCTTTCCTGACGTCGAGGTCTGCCACGATGCGCCGGATGATCTCCTCAGATGCCACGCTAGCCGCGAGGGCTGCCGGGGCTTCGTCGGTGTCCAGTGCGTGGAACTGAACTTGCAGCATGTCGGTCCTCGACAGCATTAGGTCGGGGATGTTGTTCCGGCTGCCGCCTGTCATGTCGTTGCAGTAGATGCTGATCGCAGGAAGCTCATCGTCCTGGAACGGAGCGATGCGCCAAGGGTACACGCTGGACCCGGCGCTCGTGTTGCCGGTGATCGCCGCCTCTGCAAGGTCGACGATGTCTGTAGGCGTGTAGCGTGTCACAATCTCACGAGCTCCAATGCTGCCATCCCGTCGCCGTCGACTTGGATGTCTTTGACTTTGTACGTTGTCGAGCCGTAGACCAGGGTGTCCGGCGCGTTGCCTGCGACAGGCGCTGCGCTCAGATCAGCTAGCCTGACATCCAGGACGACGGCAACCGCACTTTGGGAGCCATCGCCGTCGCCCTGGATTTCTAGCCAGACAGTGTCCAGTGGGGCCTTGATGGTATCGACCAGACCAGACGCCGTGTGCGTGTAGGTGATGTCCCTGCCGAACGTCGTTGCAGACGTCACGGCTCGGTTCACCTGGTCAGCAGCGTCCAGCCATCCCATCGGGTCCCCTCGTTACTACGGGATCTCGACATTGACGATGTGCGTCGACTCGGCAGTCGAAGCGCCAGCCAGCGTCAGGGTGATGACGCCAGTTCCGCCGTCAACCGCGATGGACTCAACAGGCTGGTCGTTGCCGCTGATCGCAGCGTAGCCGACCACTCGACCGCCAGCGATGTCGGCATCGCCTACGCTGGTCCCGGATGAGGCGCCGAGGGCAACCGTGATGTCCTTGGTCTTGAACCGCGTGACCTCGTCGAGGAACGCCGTCAAGGTGTCAGCGGTGCCAACAACAGCGATCAGATCCGAGCCGTCGCCCACGCCATCGCTGGCTAGGTCTGCCGCAGGAGATGCGGCGTCAGCGATGACCTTCACCTCGGCGAGGGCTCCCTCGACCGTGGTCGCGGTGTAGTCGAGAGCCGCGTCCAGGATACCGATGGTGCCAGCGCCAGCCGTGCTGGCCAGGTTTGCGATCAGCGTGTTGACGTCGGAGTCAGCCTCGGAGCCGAGCCCAAGGATGACCTCGCCCGTGCTCGACGGGTTCGCCGCGTCCGCAGCCGCGATGCCGCAGGACTTGTAGACGCCAGCCACGTTCGTGAACGCGGAGTTGATGGTGTCCCAGTACAGCACGTCCTTCTCTGACCACGCCTGAGCGGAGACCTTCGGGGCGCCGGTCGCCTTGCCGATGAACACACAGGCGACGGGGTCGCCAGCGGACTCTGCCGTGTCGGGCACGAGGATGATCGGGCCGTAGACGAACGGCACGCCAGCCGTGGTGCCGCCGATCGGGGCGTCGACGGTGATGGTCGAGACACCGAAGTCGAAGTTGAATTTCATAGTCATGGTGTTTCTCCTTACTCGCCGTAGTTGTAGTAGGCGCCGCGCCAGTCGCAGGCCGTCGCGCCGAACCAGATGCCGACCTTGTAGCGGATCGCGCCGCTCTCAAAGTGCTCATCGGTCTTAAGCTGCAAGCCCTCGCGCCCGTTTGCGTAGCCGTAGACCACGGGGTTGGTCGCGACGGGGTCGGCGAGCAGGTACCATCCCTTGGGGTTGGCAGCGTCGAGCTTGGAGTCGACGACGTGGGTCAGGCCGCGCATCCGGTTCGTGATCACGCCGGTGCTCGCGGTGGGCATGTAGAGCTGAGACATCAGCGCCTCAACGGCGGTCATCAGCGCTACTCCGGTCACGAGGACCTTCGGCTGGATGGCCAGATCCTGCTCGGAACCGTCAGGCAGCGTGAACGTCTGAAGCATCATGGCCTGGATGGCCGCGCCGAGGGTGGTCTGACTGGGCGCCGCGCCGGAGCCGCTGGCAACGTAGTTGCTGTGGCTGGCGTGGAACAGCGCGATCCCGTCGGACAGGGTCGGGTTGCCCGTTAGTTGGCCGTATGCAACCGTGTTCTCGGTCGACGCGGCGGCGCTGCCCTGCTTGCGGGTCAGCATGTTGATCATGCCGATCTGGTCGCCCATGATCATCTCTTCGGTGATCGAGACGATGTGCCCGCGATGCTTGACGCCGTGGTTCTCGTACTCGTCTTTCCCGTAAACCATCTTGGCGTCTCCGCCCTCGGGGATTTCGGGAAGCTCGGGCAGGCCGGACAGGCGGATGATCTTCGTGGTGTTCGGGTGCGGTACGTTGACCTTGCTCGCCCACTCGCGGTAGGTCGGCTCGGCCTCGGCATACGCAGGAGACGCGATCTTCTCGATCACGTTCGCGTACACGCTCGGGAAGTCGTCGGTCACATGGCCGGCAAGCTGCGCCTGTCGCTCCAGGCTCAACTGGCGGCTTACCACGCTCTGGTCGCTCATGTTCGACACGTCGATGCCGCCAGCCCTCAGCACTTCGCGGCCAATGCCAACGAGGTTCTGCGTGGACATGCGGAGCGCGCGCGGGTCGGCGTCCTTGATGGTAACGCCCGAGCGGATCGCGATGGCGTCTGCGGCGAGGTCGGCGATGGTCTTCGCGCCGGGGGTGCTCACGTCTAGGCTCGCGCCCTTCGTGTCGATGGGCTGCTTGCGGTCGGCGGCGAGCTTCTCGAGAAGCTGCTTGCTGGCGTCGGCAACCGTGACATCGTCAGCGATCAGCTTGGTCACGAGTTCGTCTCCGCTCATGTCGGCGAGCTTCGCGGCGTGGAGGATGCCGTCTTGCCGAGCCTTCTCGGCGAGGCGACCGGCCTCGTTTCCTTCGTCCTTCGCGGCGCTGAGCTTCACACCCATCGCGTCTTCAAGGGCCTTCTGCTCGGCGGCGAGCTCTTCGGGGGTCTTCATACCCACCTCCTGATTTTGGGGCGCTGCCCCTGGGTTATCGGACAGCGCTCCAGCCGACGGACTCGCCGGCAGGGGCGTGACTGAATACTCTTTCAATTCCCAGCGGTTCACGGTCATGAGGCTCATACCGTCGCTGAAGTTCTTCTCGACCGTGACATCCTCGTCCAGCCAATCGGCGCCGACGCTTCCGCCCCTCAGGATGCCAGCCTTCAGCTTGCGGATCGTGTTGGAGTTAGGGTCGGAGGCCGGCGCGTCATCGAGCTTGAACAGCACGGACGGCTTCGGCTCTGCCTGGAAGCTCCCGGGCACGCCAACGCCGATTGTGCTTGCGGTCGATGCGTCGTGGTCGGCGAGAAGGTGAAGCGTGCCAGCGTCCAGGCGGGACACGTCAACCGCGCCATCCTCGACGTTGAGCTTTAGCATGAAGGGCTCGGAGAAGAACGGGCGCCGGATGACAGCCTCGCCTCCGTGGAGCTGGAATCGCATCGTGCCGTCTGCTTCGTTAAACGACCCGGGCACCATGGAGACGCCGGCTTCGTCGCCGGACAGAATCACGCGCCCGTTATCGCCTCGTAGCTTCGCTGACAGGTTCTTTACGTCGAGGGTCACATTCGACCTCACGCAGTTTCACCATCAGTGTGTGCCATTTTGGCGAAGTGTCAAGGGAGCTTTGCCAGATTGGCAACGAACGTTGTCAGATTGTCACTCGGGATTGCCAGGAGGCGCTGTGTCGGCGACTGGTTGAATGATTACCCAGTCGTAGCTCAGGCCACGGTCTTCCATGTCTTTCTTGACGCGCTGCGCTCGGTCTAGTGTGGCGTAGTAGTCGCCGCCCGGCATCGCCTCGATCTCGTCTTCGAGAGTCGTCAGGCCAGCGGCCATGCGGCTCGACGCGGCTGCGGCGTCCTTGACGGGGTCGATGCCGTCCTCGGTCGAGGCTACCCAGCGCACGTCGCGGTAGTCGTAGTCCATCGGAATCTCGCCAGCAAGCTGACCGATTCTCACGAACCAATGCCACGCAGGGTTGCACATCTGCGGGATGACAACGTTCGTGCGGATCATCTTGAACCATGCACGCGAGTTGCTGCGGCCCATCCTGGCGCTGGAGTAGTTGACCTTGCTCAGGTCGCCGGTCATGTCCTCGAAGGTGGTTCCGACACCAGCGGCGATCCCGTGCTCTTCCATGTCCATGTATTCGGAGATGCCAGCGGGCGCCTTGATCTCTTGGAACTTGATCTCTTCTCCGGGCTCGAGGCGCGGGAACAGACCGGGCTCAAGCTCGTAGGACTCCAGGCCACGGTCATCGCCGAGCGAGTCGGCTGGCAGTGCCTGGCTGTAGACGTCTGGATTCGGCGACGTGACAG